TTCTGTTAAGCAAATGATGGAAATCGTTTCGCCTTCAGAGGAGAAAGACGTTCCTGCTGAGTTATCAGAGGAAGTAGAAATTAAGGAAGATGTTACTGAACTATCTGCTGAAGCAGAAGAAATAGTACATTCTCCAGAAGCTCAAGTAGAGCAAAAACAACAACATTTATATTCACAAAGCAGAAGTAGAACTGTGAAAGACTCAATCTACAACAAACTATTTAATAAATAAAAAAAAAGATGGCAACAACAACTTCAATTACAACAACTTACGCAGGAGAAAAAGCAGCAGGGTACATCTCAGCAGCTTTATTATCCGCAAATACTATCGAAAACGGTGGTATTACTGTTAAACCTAATGTAAAGTTCAAGCAAGTAATCAAAAGACTTTCTACCACAGACTTAATCGCTGATGGAAGCTGTGATTTCGCTGCAACTGACACTGTTACTTTAGACGAGAAAATCTTACAACCAGAAGAATTTCAAGTAAACTTAAACTTATGTAAAACTGATTTTAGAGATGATTGGGATGCAATATCTATGGGATATTCTGCATTTGACAATCTACCTCCTTCTTTCCAAGAGTTTTTAATCGCTGAGATTATTGCTAAGATTGCTGACAAGAATGAGAAAAACATCTGGATGGGTGCTACTGCAACTGCTGGAGAATTTGACGGATTAGTAGCTTTAGCTACTGCTGATGCAACTGTAAACGATGTAGTAGGAACTACTATTACTTCTGCTAACGTAGTTGCTGAAATGGGTAAAGTAGTAGACGCTATGCCTTCTGCATTATACGGAAAGTCAGATGTAAAATTATACGTTGCTCAAAACGTTTATAAAGCTTATGTAAGAGCTTTAGGAGGATTTGGAGCTAACGGAGTAGGAGCTGCTGGTTACGAAGCAAAAGGAAATAACCAAGCTATCAACTCATTATTATTTGATGGAGTAGAGGTATTCTTAGCAAACGGATTAGACTCTAACTATATGTACTTAGCTGAAGCATCTAACATCTTCTTTGGAACTGGACTTTTATCAGACCACAACGAAGTTAAAGTGCTAGATATGAGCGACTTAGACGGAAGTCAAAATGTACGTTTCGTAATGAGATTTACTGCTGGTGTACAACACGGATTTGGTTCAGACATCGTTCTTTACACTCCAGCTTAATTAACTAATTATTAACAATAACCCTCCTCTTTGTGGGGAGGGATATTAAAAACCAATACAACAAATGGCTTGTGATTTAACATTAGGAAGAAAAGAAGTATGTAAAGATTCGGTTGGAGGTATAAAAGCTATCTACTTATCGAATTTTGAAGATACCACTACTGCTAGTTACACATTTGATGCTACTAATACAGACGTTATTGATGCTGTATCTGGAACACCAAACGTATACAAGTATGAAGTAAGAGATGCTTCTTCTTTCACGCAAAATATTCAGTCTAGTGCTGATACAGGAACTACTGCCTTCGAACAAGTAGTTGAATTGACATTGAAAAAATTAACTATTGAAGACAACAAAGAATTAAAATTACTTTCTTATGGTCGACCAAGAGTTATTATTCAAGACCAAAATGACAATTACTTTTTAGCTGGATTTGAAAATGGCTGTCAAGTAACTGCTGGTACTATCGTAACAGGACAAGCAATGAATGACCTTAGTGGTTATACATTAACTTTAACTGGTATGGAAAAGAGACCTGCAAACTTCTTAGACTCTGACCCTGCAACTGTAGGATTTACTGTTGTAGTTCAAGCATAGTTTTACGTTTACTTTATGTTTTTAGTTTAGGTCTACTTCGGTAGACCTTTTCTTTTGCAATAAAAACAAAAAAACGAATATACGTTATAAGTTTATGATTAGATTATTGCCAACATCAAGCTCACAAACTTTTTCTATATTGCCTAGAACATTAGATACAACAGGTATCAATGCTACAATAAGAGAGGATGGTACAGGAGAGTCTGTAACGATTACTAATGTAACAGCAGTAGTTAACAATGACTACATAGATGTAACTCTGTCTTCAGATAAGTTTATAGCTGAAAGAGCCTATGTTTTAGAAATGACTAGAGGTGCAAATTTATGGTATAGAGATAAGATATACGTTACAAGTCAAACAGACACGGATATCTACCATACTATAAGTACTGACTATTACGAAGAGAACGATACTGATGGCGATGATAAATACATAACAATATAATGGGTAAAATAAATATTAAAAAGAATTATTCAGTAAGTAAACCAAAGACGTATACTAAGAACTTTAGTGTAGTTGAATTATCTACCTATGAGATGCCTAAGGCTGTAGAAAGAAAAGGAGATAATTGGGTTAGTTGGGGAGAAGATAATAATCACTTCGGCAGACTAATAGACTTAAACTTAGGTAGTCCTACCAACTCAAGATGTATCAAAGGTATATCTGATATGATTTATGGTAGAGGACTAGAGTGTACTGATAGTAAAGAAAAGCCTGTGGCAGAGACTCAATTAATATTTAAACCTAAAGATATTAAAAGAATAGTAAACGATAGAAAGGAGTTAGGAATGGCTGCTATCCAAGTTGTTTACAATAAAACAAAAAAGAAAGTATTAAAAGCATTACACTTTCCAATAGAAACACTTAGGGCTGAGAAAGCTGTAGATGGAATTATAAAGGCTTGGTATTATCATCCTAATTGGGCTGAGTACAAAAGAGGCGATAAGCCTAAAAGAATACCTGCTTTTGGTCAAGGTGGTAAGAAGGAAACTTCTGAGATATTTGTATCTAAACCTTATCAAAGTGGATTCTGGTATTATACTCCTAGTGACTATCACGGATGTTTACAGTACTGTGATTTAGAGGTAGAGGTATCTAACTACCATATTAACAATATAAAAAATGGTTTACAGCCTAGCTTATTTATTAACTTTAATAATGGTATCCCTCCAGAGGAGACTCAAGAAATAATAGAAAGCAAGATAAACGATAAGTTTGGAGGAACAAACAATGCAGGTAGAACAATCATAGCTTTTAACGAAGACAAAGATAGTTCTGCAACTATAGACCCTATACACTTACCAGATGCTCACGCACAATATCAGTTCTTAGCTGATGAGAGTAGAGAGAAGATAATGTTAGGACACGGAATTGTATCTCCTATCTTACTAGGTATTAAAGATAATACAGGTTTTGGCAACAATGCAGAGGAATTAAGAACTGCATCTATACTTATGGATAACTTTGTTATTAGACCTTTCCAAAAGGATTTGTTAGATGACTTCTGCGAGATATTATCTGTAAATGGGATATACCTAAACTTATACTTTGTTACTTTACAACCTATTGAGTTCACAGAACTAGACAACATTTCTACTAAGATTAAAAGGGAAGAAGAAACAGGAGAGAAGTTAAGTTCTCAAGAAGAACCAAGTGACTTCTCTGATGAAGAAGGAGATGATATGTTAGAGCAGTTAGAAGGCTTAGGAGAGGTTTTAAGCGATGATTGGGAGGTTATACATACTGAGAAGTATGCTGAGGAGTTAAGTGAGGTTAAAATGGCTGAAATTAAGTCTAGCAATAAATCATCTAAAGAAGATAGTGATATTTATAAAATTAGATATGCTTATATGCCTGTAAGAAAATCTCCAGACAGTAGAACTTTCTGCAAGAAGATGGAAACATTTACAGAAAGAAAAATAGTATTTAGAAAAGAAGATATTAATATGATGTCTTTTAGAGGTGTAAATAGTGAGTTAGGTCATAACAGACAAAACTATAGTTTACTGAAATTTAAGGGAGGTAAAAACTGCCATCATTTCTGGGAGTTAAGAGTATACAAGTTGAAAGGAGATAAGAGAGTAGACCCTAATTCAGCTTACGAGAAAGGCTTAAAAGAACCTAAAAATCCAAGTGAGATGACTGAAAGAATGATTGATAGACCAGATAGAGGAGCTTACCCAACAAATAAAAAATAAGATATGGCTACTAAAGCATTATTTATAACATTAAATGACTTAAAAAGAAAGTCTATTATATCTGGAAATACAGATGACGATAAGCTAATACAGTTTGTAGAGGTTGCTCAAGATTTGCATATCCAAAACTATTTAGGTGGAAACCTATACGATAAGTTACAGGACTTAATATTGACAGACACTCTTGATGATGTTGCTAACGTTAACTACAAGAATTTAATTAATCAGTATGTAAAGCCTATGTTGATTTGGTTTAGCCAAAGTTCTTACTTGCCATTTGCCTCTTATAATATTGGTAATGGTGGTATCTATAAGCACATTGGAGATAACAAACAAGCTATAGATAAAGATGAGTTAGTACACTTAATGGGTAAAGTTAATGAGACTGCTGACTTTTATACTAGGAGATTCTTAGATTATATGGATTATAATAACAATCTGTTTCCAGAATATAACACATCTACAAACGAGCAGATGAGTCCAGATACAGATTCTAATTTCTCTGGAGGTATATTTTTAGGATAGTATGAAGAAAAAGATTTATAAACCAAAAGACTCCAATGTTAAGAAGATGGAGATATTGTTTAAAAAAATAAAAGAAAAAGATAATGGCAAACGAAATCTATAATACAAGCTGGTGGGGAACTGCTTTAGATACCGCAAGAACTGCTGGTACTAATCCAGATTTCTTTGGTAGTCAGTTTAAACTGCTTACAAGTGAGCAAGATAATTTAGTTACTAACGGAGATTTTGCAACGGATAGTGATTGGAATAGAATAGGTACTTGGTCAATATCAAGCGGTCAAGCATCTGCAAACGCTAACAGCCAATCACAATATTTACAGCAAGATTTCAGTATAACCAATAGTAAAGTTTACAAGTTTACTTATGAAATAATTGAAAATACTTTAAATGGTAATGGTGCATCGTTAAGTACTCTTGGTGGATTTGGTTCTGTTCCTTTAAGTAATGTTGTAGGTTATCATACTGAATACATAACTGCAAGTAATCAATCAGCAACTTATGCTTTAAGAATAGGAGTTAGTGGAACTGCAACATCAGGTAAAATATCAATAGACAACGTATCAGTACAATTAGTAAGATGTGATTTAGACCAAATAGAAGCAAAGAAATGTTTAGCAGATTGGATTCATACAACTGCATTAAAAGACTTAAATAATTAAACAATGGCAAAAGTACTTTATGCTCACAGAAAGCAAACCGATGGAAGTATTTTTTATGTAGGTATAGGTACTGAAAAAAGACCATATACAAGTAAAAGTAGAAATGATTATTGGCATAATACTGTTAATAAATATGGATATTATGTAGATGTTTTGTCAAAAGAATTGAGTATTGAAGATGCTTTAGAGTTAGAGGAGTTTGTGATTTGTGAACTTGGTAGAAAAGATTTAGGTAATGGTAATTTAGTTAATCTCAATAATGGTGGAAAAGGTAATCTACAAGTTAGTGATTTAACAAAGAAAAAAATGTCTGAATCAGCAAAAGGTAGAACTGCTTACAATAAAGGTATTTCTATGAGTGATGAGCAGAAGAGTAAATTGTCAAAAGCAAGGATGGGAGTTGCATCTCCAAGAAAAGGAGTTAAGTTAACAGAAGAAACAAAAGATAAAATAAGAAAAGCGAATTTAGGAGGTAAAAGTTCATCTGCTAAAATGGTTTATAACACAAAAACAAATAAAACGTTTGAAACTATTAAAGAAGCTGCTGAATTTACGAATATTAATTATAGTACTTTGTCATCTATGCTTAATGGAAGTAGAAAAAATAAAACTAATTTAAAATTTAAAAAATAATGGCAAAACCAAAATTATGTCTCATACCAGCTGCTCAAGGAAGCAAGTTATTTTCTGTACTACCATCAAGTGGTGTAGGAGATTTTGACTTTACTCGTAGTGGGTCAGCAACAAGAATAAACTCACAAGGACTAATAGAAGAAGTATCA